TCTCCTGTTTTTGCTTGATACTTTCGAACACTAATATTCATAACTTCATGAAATAATTCATCAGTTACATCATAAGATGGCACATTTTTCTTAATATCGGCATTGATGATAGAATATTGAGGACCATTTTCATTAATGAAATGTTTGCCAGGAGTAATCCAAGAAAAGTTAGGTCCATAATATCTTCCCATCTGTACACCTGATGTGTGGGTTGTACTATCATAACTAATGTGTTTGTTCGCATACAATCCACTTTTAATCATTGCTAAGGTAGGAATCATACGAGAGACTGCGCCGATACCTAACAAATGAAGATGATTGCTCATTTCAAACAAAGGTGTTTGTGTGTAATAAAATGCTCTCTTGCAATCTTCAAACATTCCATTGCCAATACCACCTGATCCCATGGCAACGCCGCCTATACGTTCATGATATTCTTTTGGAATTTCCTCTAACGCGAGTTCACACCATTTGATATATGTGTCTAGGTCTCCTCCTTGCACAATAAACATGGGCTTAGCGTCTGACTTCATGGCAATAAATGTATCAATTTGATTTTTTACATTTCTACCTGATTCACGAGCACACCATTCAAATTTACTTCTATCAAAATATTTACTATTGATGTCTGACCGGACCGCCTTCTGTCCAATAATACTCACGGGAATTTCATCAAAGCTCATGGCACAATCAGAGTACATGGCTTGACTTTCATACACCTTTTGTTTCAGAGCAGGAGTAATATTTAATCCTTGGGTGACAATTTGAAGCCCCCCTGAATCAGCATAGACTTGCTTAATACCTTTACCACGATATGCACTATAAAACACTTCGCCAAAATGTTTTTCAACATGTGCATTATATAGGAATGAAAATTCGTGGTCATACCGCCCACGAATTTGTCCCCACAAATTATTTAATTCGTTAAGTAAATATCCTGTATGAGTATCCTTAAAATTACATCGAAGAAAGGATAATCCAGACGCAACATATTCAAACATATATATCAGCTCCCTAAGATTTTAAGTAAATGATGTGTTTGATGTAATGCATCATCTAGTGCATTATGATATGTACCTTTTCTTTCGGCTTCAGGTAATTTAATTACTTCTCGGATTGTGCGGTAACATCTATTTTTCCAAGCACTCCAAGGACGAACCATGCCTGTCGCCTTATATGCATTTTCCATAATTACATTATCAAAATCAGAACCACATCCCCATGTAGGATACTGGGTGTTGCCATACCAGTGTGAAAATTGTGTTAGAGCGTTAGTCAATGACAGGTTATCTTTACGCAACATTTCTAAAACTTCTTTAGGTTGTCGTCCCCACCATTTGACGGTATCACCGGAAATATGTAATCCATGTAACTTACAATCAGCTACATCCACAGTGCAATAAAATGTATCAAGTGTTCCTGCATCAGAAGAAAATTTTACTGCACCAATAGAAGCAATCGCTGCATTCGACTCGGTACTCATTGTTTCCAAGTCAATCATTACATTGATTTCAGATGACATATTTTTACTTGATGAGATGCATGAATTCTGCACGAAGCGCAGGATTTTCTTTAAATCCGCCGCCCAGTTTCGATGTGATTGTTCTGGAGTGTGGATCTTCAACACCTCGCGCCTTCACACAAAAATGTTCGGCATCAATAACAACCGCCACATCAGGTGTTTCAAGAATGAATGAAAGCGCATGATAAATTTGCTCTGAGAGGCGTTCCTGAACTTGAGGACGGCGGGAGAAATATTCCACAACACGATTCAATTTACTTAATCCTAGCACCTTATTCTTAGGAATATATGCAACATGTGCAACACCTGAGATGGTAACAAAATGATGTTCACATGCAGAGGTTACTGTGATGTTCTTTTCAAGAACCATTTCATCATATCCCATCTTATTCTCAATGGCAGTACACTTTGGGAATGCGGCATAATCCAATCCCCAAAACAATTCATTCACAAACATTTTAGCAACTCTCTTAGGGCTGTCCATAAGACTATCATCAGTCAAATCCATGCCCAGGGTTGCCATAATTTCAGTGAAGTGTTTTTCAATCTTCTTCACTTTCTTATCATTATATTCGTCTGTCTGCGTGAAAGGTGTTTCTACTCCCTGAGCAACAAGATGTTTATGCACTTGCAATCCTAACTCTGGATCGGTCTTGCCCATGGCATTACGAATGGCTGTTGCGTTAAAACGATGTTGTGATTTCATATTATCTCCCGATGACGTTGCCAAAGACATAACAATGATTTCGTGTGGCAACCTTATAACCACGATTCATTGCTTCGATACATAAATCTCCAATATAAGGATCCTCTTGTGCATCCTTAGTGGCACCGACAGGCATCACCCATATCTCAGGCGTATGCCGCCCACACAGTAATCTAATACAATTCACCTGTGTGTCAAGTTCTGTCCAGTTTTCTTCTGTACCATTGCATACAAATTTTAAAACAGATGAGCTTCGGGTGAGAATGTATTCAAAAATATTCTCTATATTGACTGCATTTTCCTCACCTGATACTGTGAACAATTTAGGACTCATTGACCAATGCCACTGGGTATTTCCTGATGCCATGACTGGAAATTCCCATGTAATAAAATTTTTCAAATCATCTGATAAAGGACGAGTGGCATTAGTTTCTACAGTGACAATGAGAGGAGCATTATTTCTGTTATTCAACTCACGCAGAATCTCTATCATCGCCTTCTGCTGCATCATGGGTTCACCACCAGTGAAACATAGCATGATGGGCTGTTCCGTTTTAGGATGAATAAACAATCCCAACGGGTTGTGTTCACTTTTATTCGCTTCAATTAAGCGGTCAGCAATTTCAGCTGGAGATGCATCGTGAGCCAGATGCTTGAATCGTTGCGACCAAGAATATGATGAGTCGCATCCAAACTTCCATACCGGAAGCTCATTCACATCCTTTACATCATCAACATTAAATGTTTCATATGGTAGTTGATATGTGGATGGATCCGTAGGATTCTGTTGTCCAAAACCATTACAATTTAAATTACATCCAAAGAAGCGCAACCAAACGGCAGGCGTCCCTGCCAATTTTGCTTCACCTTGGAACGAATAGAAAATTTCAGAATAACGAATACGCATCTCACCTCCAATAACAAAGTTATACAGTAATATACATGGTATTTAGGTGTTTGTCAAGTCTTATTCATCATACTCATCTACCACAGGGACATCAATATATTCAGATTCATTAATCACCACATCATCTAATGCCTGTAGATATTTAGGTTTACGTGTAATCTTTTTAATTTCTTTGTCCGTCGCCAATTCTTGATTGGCAGAATCCGCCTGTTTTTGTAAGTAACGAATAAATTCATTTGTGTGAGTACCTTCATCATGTGCTTGCCGAATGATGTTATCCACATCTAGTGAGACAATGTATCTATATTTGGTATGAAGGTGTTTCTTTTCTTTTTGAATTCTACGCACAAACGCATAATATGTAATTTGTGTGAAGTATGCAAAAGGATTGCTTGATTTAGCAGGATCAAAATTATCCATATAGGTAAGACAGTTTTCGATGGCATCTAAAATCATATCTTCACGAAAACTATAGTTGATAAAATTATTTTTATATGCTAGATGATTTGCAATTTTAATAAAACAATCGCCAATATATTCTGGAACCTGTGGGCGTTCCTCGCTATTTTGCTCGGCGGCTTTAACTTCCACCTTGTAATCAATCAAGGCCTGTAAAAATTTCTTATTATCTATGTAGTGATTATTTGTTTTACTCTTGGTTGTTGTCATGGTCATTTTCCATATTCAAAGGTTCATCAATAAAATATAACTCGCCGGGTGTAATCTCACGTAACAAATTTACTGCTGCTTCTTCTCGTTCTACTTGGTCTTCGTGTCGTTTCTGTGTTTCGTTTGTATGCTCAATATAATTCACATATTGCTGACGTACTTCTTTTTTTAAACTGCCTATAGTTAAAACAATATCTGCACTGATTGTAAATTCATCACTGTCACTTAATCCTATCCAAGGACGAAGAACAAAACTTTCACCTACTACTTGTCCATTGCGACGACTTTCTTGATGAGGAATAACTTGTACGGGAGTCGTTAATTGCAAATGTGTTTCAGATGCCAAGGAACGAATATCATTATTCATTGTACATAATATAGTTTCTCCTGTTTTTAATTTTACAATCTTGTAGAAGGTGTCCTCATTGTACTGGTTGTGCTTATACATTTACTCTCCCACCGTTAAAGGTACGGTTAATAATTTATAAGAAAATCCTTCTTCATTATATATTTTTACCCGTTCAATGAGATGAAGTAGGGTATAATTTTTATGGGTTTTCCATGAAAGATTGTCGCCTATATCATATAATTTACAACTTGTCTTTTGTTCACCTAAACGAAGACCACGACCAATACTTTGAAGATTTCTGATACGAGATTTTGAAGGAGAAGCGAATATGATGTTATGAAGATTTCTAATATTTATCCCAGTTGAAAACGTTCCGTACGAGGCAAGAATAATGGCATTCTCCGATTGCTCCGTAATGGCACGTACTGACTCTCTATCCTTAGCTTCAACTCCCCCGTGTACAAAGAATAACTCTCTACCCTTTTCAATTTTTTCAGATACCATATTAAACAACACTTCGCCGTGTTTTTCAACATATTGAAACAACACCAATGTATTGCCTTTTTGATCAAGCACTAAATTTTGTATAAACTTATTTCGTTTAGGATGAGTTACCAACCAATCAAGTTCTTGTTGATATGTAAAGTTTTTACACAGTTGTTTTTCTTCATCACTGTAATCTAACTGTAAACAACGAATTTTTAGTTCAGCTAATTGCTGTGTGTCCATCAATTTTTTTGTAGTTGTGACCTTATGCACATTACCAAATAATCCTTCTAATACTAGACGGTGTGTTTTTGTTCCATCCAATGTACCCGTTGTACCAATCTTGAAGGGTGCCTTTGTACATTTGTGTAAAATTGATGACAATGATTTTGCTTTAAACAAATGACATTCATCACCATACACCACATCAAAATTTTCAAAATAACTCTTGGGCATCTTGTAGATGCTTTGCCACGTGGAAATTACAATAGGAACATTTGTAATTTTTTCTTTACCTGAATAAATCCGGGCACAGTTCTCAGATACTTTCCAATCTGATGTTGTGGCATAATCAGCAAAGTCACCATACAATTGCTCTACTAAAGAAGTTGTGGGAACAATGATAAGCTGTCGGCGCCCTTGGGTCTGATGCCAACGAACTAAAGAATAAATGATTAAACTCTTACCTGACGCAGTAGGAGAAAGAAGAAGTGTTCGTCCACGACGAATGGATTCTAATACAGCGTCCTCTTGATAATCACGAATGTCAACGGGCTTACTATTAGAATGAAAATTCAATGTGGAAAGGAATTGTCTTGCCTGTTCAACATCGTCAGCATATGAAGGAAGATTGTCTGAACATGTGTAGTTGTTTGATTTACAAAATTCTTTCACATATGTAGCAAGCCCTACATACAACTCCTTTGTAAACAGACTTAATAAACGAATTTTCCCGTCCCAAAGCTTTGCTCGATATGCGGGAGTAAATTGTGCACCGGGTACTGCAAATGTAAAGAAATCATTCATTTCCAACAAAATGGATGCATCTGCATCTATGTGTAGATACACCTCATCTTTTTTACTAATGGTGACATCACTCATATTCCACCGTTAGTAAATTTATACCATTCAATGGCAGATTTAATATCCCAAGTTCTACTATTAATACTTTTGATAATTTGTTCTAGTTGGTACATGATAGTTTTTAAATACTCCAATTTATCGACCAAACGAATAATGTCCTCATCTGTATTCATCACATCATCCATTTCATTTTTCAATGGACGGGAGTTCAGATATTGATCCCATTGCAATTCTATAAGTTCTTCCTTTGTCAATTCTCCCCGATAATATTTTCCTTTGAGCTTTCGGATACGAAGATATTCCGTCTCGGCCTTACGGTACTGAAGGCGGACAGATGACATCATGTTAAGATATTTTGCGTGAAGTTCAGGAACCCGAGCAGCACTTCGTCCTAAATTAGTTTGGTCAATTTTACAATCGTCTGTCCACATGGATTGTATCTCTTGTAACTTCATATTTCCTCACTTGTTGACACATCATAAAATATACACGCGGTAGTTACATTTGTCAAGTAGCCAATAATGACTCTACCGTGAACATCCGATATTTAAAGACAGCGTTGCCCACAAAATATTGTGTATTTCCAGTTGACACATCAAAATCCAAACCCTGTAACGAGATGGGAAAACAATCCAAGAAATTTAAACGGACAATGGGTTGGTCATTCGAACTTAACACCATTAACGTGGCATCACTATATTCTGGTAAATCAGTTCTACGCATTGTACCTACATCTAGGTTATTTATTTCGGGTGTTCGGAATGCCTGCCCGGCAAATCTCTCTTGAAATTGTCTGTGATTTTCTGGGAACCCCAATGAAATCATCCAGTTGTACAATTCTGTGTAATTTGCCATGTCTTCCTGAATCATGAAGCGAATGGTCAATTCACCAAAATCAAGTTTTTCACCTGGCTTTGGAATGTTAATGAGTGGTGTATGTTGTATAGCAAAGCCCAAATTGATGGACGGAATGTTTGCAGCCTGACAAAAGTAGGTAACCTTAGGTAGACTCTGAATCATGAATCTAAATCCATTAGGACGCAAAAAGTCTAGTTTTTCGGGTTGACGATTTTCCCACTGTGCTTCTGTGATATTTGTTGACATGTTTCACCTTTCTCTATTGACAAGCACTTGACAAAGTGTTAAACTCACTATGTCGGCATTGAATGAATACTTCTATAGTATTTATCTATGTACTACAGCTCTCCTGAGAAAGACATGTAGTATATAGCAAAAGGATTGGGAGAGACTTTTCAGCCTCTCCCTTTCCTGTGTCATCTGCTACTTCGATTACAGAAGGTTCGTGACCTTCATGCGACGATAGTAGTGATTACGGTTAGCGGTGAATGTATCGCCGTCTGTTGTGCCGTTAGATTGTGTTACGAATGGATTTGCAATCATGCCGTAACGTGTCTTGAATCCAATCTTCGGTTGGAATGAAGTTGGGTCAATGGCACGCACCATCTGTAATGGAACGTATGGGCAGTAGAACAACCCTGCGTCATATGCAGTTGAACCCTTGTAACCAACAACGATGAATTGTGAAGCGGCGTTTGTGTTCGATGAGTATGGGTCAATGAACACCTTGAAACGACCATTCAATGTACCTGCGAATGTGTTACCAGTGTCATCTGATGAGATACCATCATTGCCTGAAAGAGCTGGGGTGTAATCCAACTTGCCAGTCATGGCAAGAGCTGCGGCTACGTCTGATGAACAGACAATGAAGTTACCACGGCCTCTACGTGTGTCTTGTGCGATTACGTTGGCATCACGTTCAATTTGGAACATAAGTCCCTTGAAACGTTCCACTGACCAACGACCGTTTGAGTCAACGTCTAAGTCGAATGTTCCTGCTGTTGCTGTTGAAGCAGCACCTGGCTTGGCAACTTTGTAGATGGTACGAATCACTTCACGATTCATTTCAGCAAGAATTTCTTGTGAAAGAATGTTTGACAATTCGCTTTCAGCATCAAGTCCATGAATTGCCTTCAAGTCTTGTGCCAATTCAACTGTGTATTCCGCCTTCAATGCGCGTGACTTGGCAGTTACTGTGGTCTTCTCAATTGAGAAAGCCATTTCAGCAAAATCACCTGCACCACCACCTGTGCCTAATGCTTCAGCGGCGGCTGTTGTTAGGCCTGTGCCTGTTGTGAAGGCGCCGTCAACTGGGTTTGATCCAGCGTGTGTGCCTGTACCTGAGAAGGCGGTATCGGCTTCATTGAACAACGCTTCTGTGCCGGCGTTTGTTGTGTAATTCGACTTCATGGCGAAGATAAGGCCTGTTGGGCCAGTCATCGGCTGAACGCCAGCCACATCGTACGCCATTAAGTTGGGGAGTGAACGACGAACCAACGAGATAAGAATTGGGTCGTAACGGTCGATGTTTGTAGCGCCTGAGTCAGCAATGTTGTTCGCTGGAACAGCTTCGAACAATGATTGCTTATCTTCACGCATCGCGCGTTCTTGATTTTCAAGGATAACAGCAGTTACGGCACGCTTGTAGTTGTCCTTGATGGCGGGTAGGGACTCATGTTCTAGAACTGGAGCCCACTTCTTTTGTAGTGATTCTGATAAAAACATTTACGTTCTCCTGAGTTTTTGTTTACTGTTAAACGTTAGTAATATTTATACTAGCTTTATTTTCCAAATGTGTTACGCGAAAGCATTTCCGCATATCTAGCAACCGTACCTGAAACTTCTTGTGTTTCTGACACTTCTTCTGTGATAGGCGAAGAAACAGTTGATTTAGGGAAGTAGTTATTTTTAATAACTGAAATCTTTTGTTCAAATAATTCTTCATTGCCAAATTCAACTTCTTCAACCAAACTGCGAAGTTTTTCAACTTCTGTCTGCGCTAAATCACTAGTTGCTCTTGAAAATGCAACTTCGCGCTTTGACTCGTTCAACTCTGTGTTAAGTTCAATTGCTGCTGCCAATGATTCGTTAACCTGAGTAGTTAGCTCATCAATTTGATTTTGCATATCCCCTAATACATCGTACTTTTCTTCAGGAACTTCGATGTAATGTTCCTTAAATAACACCTTCAAGCCTGCAATGAAATCTTCTGTAACTTCCGCGCGAAGTCCTGTTTCAATTGCCACTTCATTTGATGCCAACCATTGTTCAGCAACATATGAAAGATATGCGTCAATATTTGAAACCATTTCTTCATGAATATTCAACACCGCCTGTGCCGCCTGTTCGGCAAGCACATCTTGCATTTTTTCAACTTCATGAGACACGCGAGCAGTTACAACTGCTTCGAACAATGAAGCCGCCTTGTTTTTAAAATCTTCTGACAAATCAACTTCTGACGCAAAAAGATTTTCAACATCTTGTGCCAATTCTGCTTTCATGTTAGCAATGGCTTCCGCAAGAGTAGTTTCATCTTCTTCTTCAGTTTCTTCAATATCAGTTTCAATTAATGAATATTCTGCCTTTTCTTCATCAGATAGTGAATCATATTCTTCTTCTGAAATTGTGTCGTTTTCTTCCATTTCAGTTTCTTCTTGATGAACATTACCCTTCGAAGAAGCTTGATTGATAACAGATGACGGATCTGCTACTGTGGTGTAATTAGGAGCTGCTCCTGCACCTTGATGTGAAACGGTAGGCATCTTTGCTTTCTTTGATGCTTGCGCCTTACCTTGATTTTTTTCATCTGTTTCTAAATCAATAGAAGCATCTTGTGATGAACCTTGTTTCATGGGTCCTCCTTCTTTCGGACCTGCGCCTGCTTGTAATTGATTTACCGGATTTGCTGGTTTTTCTGCACCAGCCCCCTTGTGCATCATTTGAACTTCTGGTGATTGTGATGACCCTTGAGCCGGAGCCTTAGTTTCCATGTTATTGCCCATCCCGGGAAAGGCTTCATCGAGTTTTTTAGCCATCATTTCTCGAATCTTATTTTCTACTGACATTTAGTATCTCCTGTAGTTGTTTCAAAAACTTTATATTATTTATACGAGTTTACTTCTTTGAAATGGCATTTAAGAAGGTTTCGAAGGCACGAATCTTCATTTCTTGCAATTGTCGTTGATTGGTTTTTTCAATCAGCTTCTTAGTTTCATCCATATTTTGATATGTCCATGACCCGTTAAGAAACATCCAATCTTTATTTTCCATAATGCCTTGAACAAACGCATCAGGTGCAGAAGGATCGGCTACGATATCAGCCGCTGTGGCGAGATAGAAATCATCTTGAACTTCATTGATGCCTTCTGACGTAGTTTTTAGTGAACCTAAACCACGTGACGACACACCCAACTTACCACCACCTTCGATGATGTTACGGGCAATGTTGCCCATGGGAGTATTCATAATTTTTGCACGACCTACATAGTTATTACCTTCTTCCTTTAAAGACACAATCATATGTGATACGCGATCAAGATTGATGGTTGGTCCTTCAGGATGTCCTAGTTCACCAAATGCACGATTGGCCTCAACATATTCTTTCATGTACCGCTTTACTTCCCGTTCCATCACTGTCTTGGGATAGATGCGTGAATTTTTATTGGCAATTTCGCTTTGTAAAAATACACCTTCAATGAAAAGGTTCTTGGAATGTTCTTCATTGATGATTTGAACATCTTCAACTATTTCAGAAATGAGTCTCATGATTATGCTCCTATATTTTGATTGAGATGTTGCACATCACTATATCCCGACACCTTCAAGAATTCTATAATCACAGTCCCACCACCTGCTGGCGTAACTACTACAACATCAGATCCATTTTGTCTGTTATCGGAAAACCCATTGAAATGAAAATCACGTGAACCAGTCAATGACCAAAGTAGTTCACTATTACGTGTGATGGTTGCGTTACCCGCAGGAACCGACCAAGCAATAGAACTAATGTTTACTATGGGGGTCGAGGCAAATTGCCCCTTGTGTAATTTATGGGTGCTGCCACTTCCAACGGCTGTTAAATTTACAACTGTTCCTGTGTAAGCGTTTTCTTGTGACGTTGCTAGCTTCAGTGTGTTGGCACCTGTTCGTTGTACATAATAGGTAGTCTCATCTGATAATCCAGTAATGACAGTGCCGCCCCCGTCTGAATACACCACTCGGTCACCCGTAGAGAAACCATGGGCGGTAATAGTAATAGTATCTGTTGCCACGATGACAACTGCGGAATCTGAGGCATCAAACGTTTTTGTTGTGCCATGAAGTAAAGAAGTGGCTAATGAAATGGTTTCGTTACCACTCGTGCCGCTAACACACACAACTGTATGTATCGGTGTATTTTTAAGTACTGTTACTATTGCTGCCATTAGTTATCTCCGTCTTTTTGTGAATTCATATACTGTGCTGATGTCACAATATAATCTTCGGCCAACGTTATTTTTGATTGCACCCATTCAGGTAAATTGGTGTCATCTTCTAGCATATCATGAAGCATGTTGGCATTATACACAATACTGCGAAGTTGACTTTTTGCCATGTCACCTTCGTAATCATACTCACCCTTGTCATGTGCTTCCTTGATATTTTTTTTGCGAAATGTCTGAAATGTTTTCACATCAATCTCCTGAATAAGTACCTTTCTTGTAATCTCGTGCGGCGCCCATTCCTGCTTTTTTTGTTGCTTTTCTTGATATTTCACGTTCTGCTTCACGCTTTTTTTCAATGGACGCTAATGCATTTGTTTTTCCTTTTTCTGATTTTGCAGATACTTTGTTCTCTGGCTTAAAATGCGTAAGAGTTTTCATGCCATGACGTTTTTGTAGATATGAAAATGTTGTTGTGTCATCCAATTCCTGCAAGTTCACATCTTCCTTGACGCGCTTTCTTGCAAACATTTTAGTTTCCGTGTCGCTCAATTTGCCAAACACCTTTCCACGAATGATGTTTCGGACTGCCGCTTTCTTCGGTGCATAGTTATCAATGCCTTTCTTGATGCTATCAACTTCATCTGTTCGCCGGCTGTCAACACGCCGCTGTGAACCACGATCTAAATTTTTATTTGCAGCACCTTTTGCATCAGCATAGGCATTCTTCTTCATTTTGTTTTCAGCATTGCCTTCTTCTAGCTCCACTTCTTCCTTCTTCATCTTCATGAAGTTCTTGGCAAACTTTGGCTTCTTGGCGGCATCATATTCCTTCTTGGCATCTGCCATGGTCGCGGCATGTGCCTTTTTCATTTCCGCTGACTTCTTGGCAGCATATGGATCTGA